AAGATCGAACTCACAAAGATGTGTTTCGAGATAATCCTCAAAGAGGTCAATCTCGGCGATGAATACAATACAATTGTACGTCGCGTTCTATATGAACATGAAATTCACTATCCTCGTGGGTCCGGTCTGGACGAAGGCGATCTTCCTCCTGTGATGCAAGTTAATGGTCAATTAATGGGCTCGGTTTTATCCTTCCCTGTTCTTTGTGCCATCAATCTTGCTCACTATTGGCATACGGTTGAGCCGGAAGTAACAAACTTCCGTCAGCTCAAGGCCTTAGTCAATGGTGATGATATATTGTTTCGTACCGAGTACGAACAATACAGAGAGTGGTACGATAATCTGCATGAAGCAGGTTTTGTCCCATCCCCTGGTAAGAACTTTTTGCATCCGAAGTTCTTTACTATCAATTCACAGCTTTTCAGTGCCGGCCAAGGCCGAATTATCCCTGAAAAGATCCCTTTCTTTAACACCGGACTGCTTTATGGGCAGTCGAAAGTCGGTGCAAGGGAGGATGAGGCTGCGAAACCTGTGTACATGCTCCACAATCCTTGTGTGGACGGTGCACTTAACCCTAAAAGGGCTTCGCAGAGGTTTTTGACGATTAATCGGTTTGAATTGGAATTAGTGAGCAGCCATCGAGGCATTCAGCTCAACTATTTCATTTCACCGGAACTTGGCGGCCTGGGTCTTCACCCGCCACCAGGTTCACATATCTCGTCAGATCCGAATTGCCGACAGCCACACACCATCCACGTAAGTGGTTCTCAGCGAAAGCTCGCAGAGTATCTTTACGATAAGTGGGTGGAGTGGTATGACGTCTCCCCAGCTGGTCCAGTAGGCTCACCTAAGATGGTGAGCGACTATGAAGCGTGGGATGGAAAGATAACGGACACAAGAGATCGCAATGAGCGAATCCTTGATGACTGGATTCTGCATTATCAAATGCAGGACATCGAACGAGAGTTCGGTTTATCATCTTTCACGCCTTCTAAAGTCCAACGTAGGTTGCTACCTCCAGTTGAACAGAGAATTGTCCGTCGTCTTGTAGAGAAGACGGAGTTCATCGTACCTCAGACTCGTGTTGTGCGAGCCTCAGTAGACGGTGGAGTTAACTCTAAACTGAATGAGTTGTCTGACAAGGACCTCATGAAGTTAAGTTATACATGGCAGATGCCACGATGGTCATTGACCCATCATGTTGTGCCAACCATGTCTCCAGCTTCCCTCTGTAAGAAAACTTTCCTCGAAGTTACCTCGTCTATTAAAGACTTGTGTATCCCTGAGTATTGTATGTTCCGCTAATGAACTAGCGTTACATCTTTCTTACAGTTAGATTCAAACGTTCAGCAGCCGCTATGGGATGTTCACATCCAGAGCGTTCACAACTAACGATTGTGTAAAGTGTATCACGACAATGATAGTAACAGAGTCTAATAGGATCTCCAGGCGAAACCTGATGCAGCTGTGATGCTGCGAGATACTGAAGAGCTGTGTTTCACTTACAAGTGATCTAGTCAACCTTTGGTTGAGCTAGTTGGGGTTATCATACATAAAGCTTCCAAAGCGGGTAGAGTTACCGCGCTAAGGCTTCTTTCCGACCAACATGTGTACCCAGTAGGGTAACACCTAGTCCATACGTTATTCAAGACGTAGAGAGTTGGGAGAATCCGGAATGCCTAGAGACTGCACGGGGCGGTCAATGTTGCGTTAGCAACTTGGCTATATGATAATGAACAGTCCGCTTATTTCGAGGTGGATCCCATGAATCGAAACAAGATAGGTGTGGCCGCACCTAATAATAAGGCCAAACAAGCTAATAAGATCAGCAATAAGAAACAGATAGGCAATCCTCGGAGAAATAAGCAAGCAGCCGTTGCTGCAGCTTACGCCACTGGTCAATCGACCGGTAAGGCTCAGGTTTATCGTAACAATTACGATTCCTGTCGTATAGTCCATCGTGAATTAGTTGGTTCCGTTGTAGGAACTGCATCATTCACTGTGGGTAATACGTTCTCCTTGAATCCTGGTTTATCATCAACCTTCCCTTGGCTTTCTGTGCAAGCACAGGGCTGGGAGAAGTATAGATTTAATAAACTCAGGTTTTGCTACTACACACGTACAGGCTCTAATGTTCCTGGTTCCGTGATGTTAGTTAATGACTACGATGCGGCTGATTCAGCCCCCGTGTCAGAGCAAATTGCTTCTGCTTACCAAGGTACGGAGGAGGATGCTCCATGGAAAGATATCCATTATGAATACGATCAAAGATTGTTACAATCGGAACGTTTCATCCGTACAGGTTCGCTTTCCGCGAACCTTGATATTAAGACCTATGATGTTGGTCAGACGTTTGTCTGCACACTTGACGGTACTGCCGTCAACTGGGGTAAGGTTTGGTTCGAGTATGATATTACTCTTATCAACCCTCAACTTCCATCTTCAGGTCCACAGGGAACGGGAACACTCCAAAATGGAGGTGGTTCCACAGCTGCTGCAACACCATTTGGTGCTGCACCAGCCTCAACTGGAAGTTACAATCTAGCCTGTACGGCTACGAACGTCCTTTCATTCTCTGGCTTATCAATTGGTGCTGAA